TGGGCATGACCGGCTACACCATCCCCAGCGAGGCCGTCCACGGCCCGCTCGCCGGGCGCCCCATGCTGCGCTGGCGCGAGGACATCCGCGGCGCCCGGGAGGACATGGCCCGCGGCATCGCCCTGGCGATGACCAGCGCCCGCATCTTGGCCGTTCGGCGCCCCACCGCCCAGCAGGTCACCGGGGACTACCGGATCGCCCTGGAGGAGCGCGAGCCCGTCCACGCCATCATCACCGCGGCCTACGATGAGCTGTACGCCGCCATCACGGCGTTGGAGGCGGCGCGGCAGGCGGTCGACACGGCGGGCCGGATGATCGGCTCCATCCCCACCGAGTGGACGCAGCGCAACACGATCGACTGGTCCGAGCGCCCCGAGCTGTGGGGCTGCACTGCCGCCGACGTGGAGCGCGCCGACCGCGTCCGCGAGCATGGCCCCTTCCACACCCCCACCCGCGAGGCCCAGCCGTGACCGAAAACGAGGAGTTTGACATCAGCAAAGAAGCGCTTGACGCCCTTAAGCAGCGCCTTGCGGCAAACGAGGAGTGGGCGCTGATAGATGAAATCGAGCGCTTGGCCGATTTGGTGGACGAGCTGCGCAATCGCATTGCCGTGAACGATCAGCTGTGGCGCAACACGCGCCCGCAGGAGCCCACGCCGTGACCAGCTCCGAGACGACCGCGACCCTGTGCGCCGCGCTGGTGGCCGCGCAGGCGGGCCTGAAGCCCATCGCCAAGGACGGCAAGAACCCGGCGTTCCGCAGCCGCTACGCCACGCTGGACGGCATCATGGAGACGGTGCGCCCCGCGCTGGCCGCGCACGGGCTGGCCGTGGTGCAGGGCGTGGTTCACCCCGAGACGGGCGAGGGCGGGCGGCTGGTGGGCATCATGGTCGAGACCCGCCTGGTGCATACGTCGGGCGAGTGGCTGGCGTCCGTGGTGCCGGTCCCGGTCGCCAAGGGAGACGCCCACGGGCTGGGCTCGGCCCTGAGCTATGGGCGCCGCTACGGCATCTCGGCCCTGCTGGCGCTGTCCACGGACGAGGACGACGACGGCAACGCCGCGGCCAAGGCCCCGCCCGCGAAGCCCCAGGCGAAGCCCGCGCCCGCCGCGCCCGCCCCGGGCCAGCGGCTGCATGACCGGGTGCCGACCACCCCGCCGCCCGAGGGCATGAGCCTCGCCAAGGCCGAGACGGTGGAGCTGAAGGGCCAGCGGCTGATCGACATGACGCCCGACCGGCTCGACAAGCTGCGGGCATGGGCCGAGGAGAAGGGGAACGCTTTCATCCTTGCCGCCATCGACGCCATCCAGGCAGCCCGCGAGGCCGCGGACGATGACGACGGCGAGGTGGAGCCAATGGACGGGAGTTTGCCGTTCTGATGCGCTCGCAACCACTCAGCGTTTTCCTTAAGCAGCTACGCGAGGAGCCCAAAGCCATGCCGTTGCCTACGTCTTTTCTTGGTCTGACCAAGGCGCAGATTGAAGTATATCACCGCCTCAAGCAAGCAGGCCCGCAGGGCATGACATCCCACGAGCTGCTTGACGATTTGGTGTCGTCGCCCGTATTCGGCAGCATTTCTTTCAACGATGTCCGTGTTTTGGTGAGCGCCGGGTTTGTGGAAAAAGACTACCGCGATGGCAACGGCGACATTGCCTATGTGGCCCGAGGCAACCTGTAGTGCGCCCCGTCGACTGCATCACCACCGCGGTCCGCTCGCTGGTGCGCCGGGACGATCCGGCCACCAGCCACGCCGCCGCCGCCCGCGTGGGCCAGCGCCTGAGCGCCACGCAGGCCCGGGTGCTGGCCTACCTCGTCGCCGTGGGCTCCCGCGGCCTGACCGACGACGAGCTGGACAACGCCCAGGCGTTCGACGACCTGCGCCCCAGCACCGCCCGCAAGCGGAGGACTGAGCTTGCCCGCATGGGGCTCGTGGCCCCGGCGGGCATCCGCGACCGCCAGCAGGTGTGGGTGGCCGTCCGCCCCGGCAGCCACCCCGCCGCGCCCCTCACCACCACCGACCACACCCCGGAGACCCGCTGATGACCGCCCTGCACCTGTACGACTTGGCCGAGGAGGCCGTGGCGCTGGACGACCTGCTGGCCATGGACGACGGCGAGTGGACTGACGAGGCCGAGGCGTTGGCCACCGAGCTGGCAGGCAAGCTCGCCACCAAGGCCGACGCCTTCGGCGGCTACCTGCGCGGGCTGGAGGCGCAGGACGAGGCGCTGGCCGCGGAGATCACCCGCCTGACCGCCCGCCGCCGGACCGTGATCGCCCGCACCGCCAAGCTCAAGCAGTACGGCCTGCTGGCGCTCCAGCGCATGGAGCGCCCCAAGGTGGCGGGCGACCTGTTCACCCTGGCGGTGCAGAACAACCCGCCGTCCGTCGCCCTGACCGTGGGCGTGGACGCCCTCCCCGCGCAGTACGTGCGCACCATCCCCGAGCAGCGCGAGCCCGATAAGACCGCCATCCGGGACGCCCTCAAGCGTGGCGAGACCATCGACGGCGCCACGCTCACCACCACCCAATCCCTTCGCGTCCGCTGACCATGACCGACCTCGAAACCATCCCCGAGACCGTGACCGAGCCCGCCGCCACGCCCGCGGCCTCGCGCACGCGGCAGTTCGTGCCGCACCCGTTCACCAAGATGGGGCAACTCGCCCGGCAGCTCTGGATCACGGCGCAGGACGCCAGCCGACCCGACTGCCCGTTCATCTCGTGCGGCGAGCTGGCCGAAATCCTCAACGCCACCACCGAGTCGACCAGCGCCAACCTCGCGCAGCTCCGGCACCGCGGGCTCGTGGTGCAGGTCCACAAGCCGCGCCGCAGTGGCCGCGGCACGCTCGCCCTGTACGGCCTGACCGACGCGGGCGCGGTCGCCTGCGCGGATGTGTTCGCCGGGCGCTGACCATGCCGACCGTCCGCTATAGCCTGACCACTGCGCCGGATTGGGTGCCGCGGCCACGCCTGGACGCGGACGGTCGGTACCTGGCGCTGCGCCGATCGCAACCGATCTGCCTGCACAACCACCCGCCCGACCGGCTGGCGTACTACGTGCGCGACCGCCCCAACCGCCCACTGACCGGCTGCTGGCGGTGCCTGGAGTGCCACCGGCTGCGCGACACCAAGCGGTATGGCTTGCGCGGCAACGGGCCGATGCAGGCCAAGATGGTGGCCGAGGAGCCCCCGGGCGGCTGGACCCCCAAAAACCCGTTTGACTTCACCCGCGTGCGGCTGGAGCAAGAGTGGGGCAAGCCGTACGGGCAGTGGACCATGGCCGAGCACCGCGCCCACACCCGACTGCTGTATCACCTCTTGGGCTGGGGCGATGCCGCCCTGAAGGAGCCCGTTATCTACCGCGACGAGCGCAACGTCATCCACCGCAGGAGCGCGTGATGCCCATGACCAAAGTCATCCCCAGGCGGTCGACTGACGACACCAAGGCTGACATCGTGGCCCGCATCGGCGACCGGTGGTGCACCGCCGCCCAGCTTGCCGTGTGGCTCGACCTGAGCCCCGCCCACGTCGCAAAGCTGCTGCTGGAGATGCTGGCCGCGGGCGTGGTGGAGCGCGAGATGGAGACGGACGAGGACGTCCGGGCGCGCATCTACTACGCCAAGCGGGAGGCGCGGGCGGCGCGGGTGCCCTACCAGCGGCTGCAAGGCCCGCCGCGACGGGTGTTCACCTATCGGGTGACCGGCGCATGACGTGGGATGTGGGCTGGCGTGTGCTGGCGACGGTGGCGCTCATCATCGTCATCTGGGCAGGCGTGGTGGCGCTCGCCATCGTCACCGCGCTGATGGACGGCAAGCAGGACCAACCTTCACGGGAGAGCACGGACGATGCGACTGCACCCTGACGCGGTGCCGCTGGTGGTGATCGGGCTGGGCGGGATCGCCCTGTACCTGGCGGCGAGCTGGGCGCGCCGCGTGCGCGAGGCCGAGGCCGCACGGATCGAGTACGACCGCCGCCGGGCCGAGGCGGTACTGCGGGCGCTGGAGGCGAGCCGTGGCCGCTGAACGCACCGACACCGAGCGACTGGACGCCATAGAGCGGCACAAAATCGACGTTTTTGAGGGCTACCTCGGCGACTGGGCCGTGTTTATGAGCGGCCACGATTGGGTCAACGCCCCGACCCTGCGCGAGGCCATCGACACGGCCATGGCGATACTGGAAGCCGAGGAAGACGCATGACCCGCGCACGATGACCGAGCCTGAGGCGTGGCGCGAGATCGCGCGGCGGATCGTGAATGATAAGCAATATCGGGTTAACGGAGTATATACACTTGCGGTGATGCTGCTTTCATCAAAAGCCATATGTTCCAAAACGCATAAGCAGATGGAGCGCAGGGTCGGCGCGTATTTTCGTATCTCAGAACCAGACTATCCATTTGAACCCGAAGCCCGCGCCCTCGCCGCGCTGTGGCTGGCCCTTGAGGCCGAGAAGGAAGGCGCATGAAAACACGTCCGGGATGGCGGGTGATGCGCGTGGAAGGCTTTAGGTATTCGATGCAGTTCGTAGCCCGTGGGCGAAAGCATTGGGCACGGCGTGGCGAGTGGCCGTACAACATCATGGTCTCGCGGCGCGTCTCGACGCGCCGTAAGCGGCATGCCATGCGAGCGCGGCGAATGTGGATCACGCTGTTTCATGCGCGGATGCAGGCCATCGCGGAGGGCGCATGAGCGTTGTACGGTACAACTTCGTGAACGACTATCACTACTGCGGGTGCGGCGAGGTCGAGGACGACAGCGGGGAGTATGTGGAGTACGCGGACTACCAGAAACTGCTCGAAGAAAACGCCCAGCTCCGCGCCGCCATCGAGCGGGTGCGTGCGCTGCATAAGCGATATATCAACATCGACGGTACCGCGAGATGCTGGAGTGACGGGATGCAGCACCCATGCCCCACCCTCCGCGCCCTTGACGGGGAGGCCGCATGACGCGCTGGCTCCGTGACCTGTGGGACCGTCTGACCCGCCGCCGTCCCCGCATGACCGTGGGCGTGGTGTGCCACCTCCTGCGCCCCGAGGACATCGCCGCCCTGCGCGAGATGGGGGTGCGGCACGTCCGCCTGTCGCTCTACGGCGACGACTACGGCAGCCAGTGGATCGACGCGGCGCTGGCCGAGGGGTGGGACGTGCTGGCCGTCAGCTACCGCGACCCCGCCGTCTGGGAGAGCGACCGCCAGCGGTGGCCCGCCGTCTCGTGGCAGTATGGCAACGAGCCCGCTGACCTGGACGCCACGCCGCCCACCCCGGGGCGCTGCTGTCCCGGGATGCGTACGGACAGCCCGCCCGACGCCATGCGCCGGTACGCCGACCGGATGCCGCCGGGGCAGATCTTCTGCTTCCACAGCTACGGGCAGCCGCTGACGCTGGCGGCCGAGCGGCGGCTGGAGGCGATCCGGGGTATCACCCGCACCATCTGGTGTACCGAGACGGGGCAAATCGGCGGCAGCGAGCAGGAGCTGCGCGACACGCTGCGGATATTGGACCGCGCCGGGGTTGAGCGCACCTACTGCTACGCCCTGTTCAGCGACCACGGGTACACGATGACCCCGGGCCAGCGGGCCGCGATCCGGGCGTGGACCGGGGGGCGCGCATGATCCGCTCTGGTGACCGCATCCCCACCGGCACGGGCGCGGCCCGCCGCCGCCTGACTCGCGAGGAGGCTGAGGCAGGCGGGCTGCCGGAGCCGATGACGCGGGAGGAGTGGGCCGCTATGGCTGCGGCCAGCCGTCACGACCACGACCGTCACGTCTTTCTCGCCGTCCAGCGGCACAGCGCCTGGCGTTTGGACGCCGCCCAGCGGGTCAAGGTGCCCGCCATCCCGCAGCCCGTGGCCGAGCTGCCCAAGGCCACCGAGATGAACCGTAAACCGTTCTCGCAGGCCGAGCTGGCCCGCATCGCCACGCTCGCCGCGCAAGGCTACACATTGCCGCAGATCGCCGACGCGCTGGGCCGCTGCACCAAGACCGTCAGCCGCTGGCTGCGCGCATATGACATCCGCGTTCGCCGAAGCCCCCACACCCGCAAGACCCCATGACCGAGCTTGTGGCTATCACCTTGACCCAGCAGCTTTGGTGGCTCGTCGGCACGCTCGCTCTCGTCGGCGCCGCGGTCTGCCTGCACGAAGCCTATTGGCTGCTGATCGAGACCGCCGACGCCATCTGCCGACGCCTGACCCGCCCTCGTCATGACTGAGCACCACGAGCCGCCCGCCCAGCCCGAAGCCTTCGGCCCCTTTGCCGCCGAGGACGTGCCCGAGGTGCTCGCCATCCTTGCCCGCCAAGTGCATGACCTGACCGCCGCGATGCAGGCCATGCAGGAACGCGAGGCGTACTATCAGCGCCGCCGCATTGCCACGGACGCCCAGCGGCTGGCCGTGCTGCGCCAGCACACCGTCCCCGAGCTGCTGGACCGCATCCGCCAGGGGGGCGCGTGAGCGGCGTACCTTTTGATGCCCGCCACCCGTCAGTGCGCGTCAATCCGGCTACAGCTTGCTGGGAATGGATGGCGTCTCGCACGAAACGCGGATACGGCATTGTTTGGATTAAAGAGAGCCTGCAACAATCGCCAAGGCAAAGGGTGGCGCATCGGGTGTTTTTTGTGGCAGCCGGTAACGCGTTAAGCCGCGCACAGCATCTGCATCATATGTGCAAGAACCCGTGTTGTGTAAACCCCGCGCATTGTGCTCCCATGACCGCATCCGAACACAAGCTATGGCATAATGCAAACGATGGCATAAAAGGCTTTTGCGAGCCGCATGTCAAAAAAACGGCGTGTCCAAAATGCGCTGGCGGCTATACTGCAAGACGAGTGGTTGTCGAAGGTAAAACTAGAGCTGTGCGGTTTTGTGCAGCGTGCAGGATGGCGTATGCCGCACAGCAGCGAAGCGATCCGGCGTATAAAGAAAACCAAAAGTATGCCAAACGGTTTTGGTATCAGAAAAAGCGTCAAGACGAGGGATGGGTGGCACTGCAAAGACAGAAAAAGCGAGACTGGATGAAAAGATCGCGAGCCAACAAGGAAACGGCAGCATGAGCCGCCCCCACGCCCCCGAGCTACCCCGGCGCCTGACCCACGCGCAGGTCGTGCAGGCCGCGGCCTTCCTTGCCGCCGAGGTCGGCGCCGCCCGCCGCGACGGGCGCCGGTCCATCCCGCTGGCCCTGCCGCTGGCCGAGCGGCTGTCCGACCTGTGCTGCGAAATCGCCAGCCGCACCCTGGAGGAGTGGACGTGACCGCGCCCGCCGCCACCCCGCGCAAGCCCCGACACCCCGAGTCGGTCGAGCAGCGGCTTTTCATCCAACGCTGGCGGCTCGACCCGCGCACGCAGCACTGGCCCGCCTGCGCCGTCCCCAACGGCGGACGCCGGTCGCCCCGAGAAGCTGCCATCCTGAAGGCCGAGGGCGTGTCCCGTGGCGTCCCCGACTGGCTGTGCTTCCGCCCCGGCCACATGCCCCACGGTACGCCCTGCACGGGACTCGCCATCGAGTTCAAGCGCCCGGACAAGCGCACCCGCGCCACCCCCGAGCAGCTTGCGTGGCATCAGCAGCTCACCGCCTGCGGCTGGCGCGTGGAGATCGCCCGCAGCGCCGAGGAGGCGTGGGCCATCGTCCGCGATACCTACCGGCACGGCTAGCCCACTACCTTCCACACTATGACGCCGACCCCGCTGCCCAGCCGCCCCGCCTGGCTGACAATCCCGGAAGCCGCCGCGCTCATCGGGGTCTCACGCCAAGCCGTCCACAAGCTGTGCGAAGCCGTCCCCCCGGTGTTCCGCAGCATCGTCGTCAGCCCGCCCCACGCCCAGCGCATCGTCCTGCACCTCGACACCGCCGACGTGCTGGCCTACCGCGACCAGCGGGCGTGGCAGGACAAGCCGGTCGGCCCGATCCCGTGGGACGTGCCGCCTAGCCACCCGCCCGACGTGCCGCCCGTGCCGCCCATGCCGCGGATCGTGGGCATCGGCATCCCGACCATCCGCCCGTTCTAGCTGTGGGGAACCTGTGACTAAGAAAAAGCGACCGGCCGCGAGCCTAGCCAACCTGAAGCCTTTCAAGCCGGGGCACGATCCGCGCCGCAATATGAAGGGACCGCCCAAGCTCCCGGACCTGCGCGAGGCCCTCGCCCGCGTGCTGTCCGAAGAAGAAGGCGGCATGACGGCCCTAGAGCAGACCATCCGCGCCCTGCGCGCCAAGGCCGCCGAAGGAGACGTGCGCGCCGCCGAAGCCCTGCTGGACCGCGCCTTCGGCAAGGCCGTGCAGCGCACCGATGTCACCAGCGGGGACAAGCCCATCGCCACCCCGCCTATTAGCTGGATCACCGTCCCCCACGTGGAGCCGCCCAAGTGACCGAGCCGACCAGCGCCACCCGCCCGCCGCACGAAGTCTGGTGGTCCCACCACATCCAGGCGCACGGCATCACCGGCAGCACCTTCGCGGGCTGGCTGGAGCAATCGGACCCGTACAGCCGCCGGGCCGTGTTCCAGCAGGTGGAGACGCTAGGGGCCAAGACCGTGCTGGAGTTCGGCCCCGGCACCTTCCTTGACTTTCAGACCTATTGGCGCGCCCACCCGTGGATCGGCTACCGGGCCGTGGAGCTCACCCCCGAGCTGGTCGCCTACGGGCAAGGGCTGGGGGCGCAGGTGGTGCAAGGCAGCATCGACAGCGTGGACCACTACGGGCAGGCCGACGTGGCATACTGCCGCCATGTGCTGGAGCATCTGCCCGGCTATCACAACGCGCTGGAGACGCTGCTGGCCCACGCCCGCCGCGCTGTCATCGTGGTGTTCTTCCAGCTCGGGGAGGGCGACCAAGACTCGGTGGTCATCGACCGCACGCTCGCCCACGGCACCTACTGCAACGTCTACAGCCGCGAGCGTATCGAGGCGTGGCTCAAGGCGCGTGGTCTGCGGTGGAGCTGGGCGCGCCCCGCGACCGACCACATCCTCACTATCTATATGGATGACCAGCCAGCCGGGTGAACCCCGCCCGCTGGAGCTGCTGAGTGCCTATCAGCCGCTGTTTAACCCCGCCCCCGCGTGGCGCTATGCCTTCCTGACGGGCGGGCGCGGCGGGGGCAAGTCGTTCCATGTCGCCCTGTTTTTGCTCAACCTCACCTACGAGGCGGGGCACGTCATTTTGTTTACGCGCTGGACGATGGTCGCGGCGTCCATCTCGATTATCCCCGAGTTCGTGGACAAGCTGGACCTGTTGGGCGTGGCCGACGACTTCGACGTGACCCGCGACACGATCCGCAACCGGCGCACCGGCTCGGCCATCCTGTTTCGCGGCATCAAGACCAGCAGCGGCAACCAATCGGCGCGGCTCAAGTCGATCCAGGGCGTCACCACGTGGGTGTTGGACGAGGCCGAGGAGCTGGTCGACGCCAAGAGCTTCGACACCATCGACTATAGCATACGCCAGGTGGACCGCCCCAACCGGGTGGTCTTAGTGCTCAACCCAGCCGCCCGCGCCCATTTCCTCTACGAGCGGTTCGTGGCCCAGCCCCGGGCCGACACGCTGTACATCCACACGACCTACCAGCAGAACGCGCACAACCTCAGCCCCAGCTTTATCGAGCAGGCCGAGCGGCTGCGCGAGACCAACCCCGCCCGGTTTGCCCACGTCTTTTTGGGCGAGTGGACGCACGCCACCGAAGGGCTGCTGTGGACGGGCGCCGACATCGTGCGGGCGCGGGTGGAGCAGCCCCCCGACAACTTCGCCCGGGTGCTGGTCGGCGTGGACCCCGCCGTCACGGCCAACACGGCCAGTAACGAGACCGGCATCGTGGTCGTGGGGCTGGGCCGCGACCGCCGCGGCTACGTGCTGGAGGACTTGAGCGGGCGCTATAGCCCCGCGCAGTGGGGCGCCGTGGCCATCGACGCCGCCCGCCGGTGGGGCGCCAGCATCGTGGCCGAGGTCAACCAGGGCGGGGACATGGTGCGGTCGGTGCTGGCGGCGCAGGGCGACAAGGCGCACGGCGTCCGCATTGTGGACGTCCGGGCCACCAAGGGCAAGCTGGCCCGCGCCGAGCCGGTGTACGCGCTGTACCAAGAAGGGCGAGTGTTCCACGTCGGACAGCTCCCGATCCTAGAGCAGCAGATGGCCAGCTTCCGCCCCGACGCCATGGACGGCAGCCCCGACCGCGTGGACGCGCTGGTCTGGGCGCTGTCGAGCTTGATGCTCAAGCAGGTCGAAGCGTTCGTGGTCTAGTCAACTGGACGGGTGGCGCACGGCAGACGCTGTGCCTAGCGTTCGGACCATGGCTGACGCCCCGGCCCCTGTGGCCGTCCCGACCCTGCGCGAGCGCGTGGGGCTCGCCCTGAAGGCGCTGCGCGGGGACATCACCGCGCCCGACGCGAGCCGCGCCGTGATCCCGCTGGTGTACCCCAACTTCCCGGCCATCGCCGGGAGCAGCGGGCAGCCGCCCAACGGGCTGGCCAGCGGGACGCCCCAAATGTCGCTCGTGCGCACGGCCAACCCGCAAGAGTACAAGCCGGAAGGCGCCAGCATCCGGGTGGAAGGGTTCAGCAAGCACCCGGTGGTCCATGCCTGTATGCGGGTCATCGCCGACGTGGTGGCGTCCGTGCCCCTCGTCGTGCTGCGCGCCCGTGGCGACTACGAGAGCCGGGTGCCCGAGTCGCACCCGCTCCAGCGGCTGCTCGACTACCCCGGGCCGCGGTTCACCGCCCGGACCATGCGCGCCCGGCTGGCCGTGGACTTCTTGGGCTACGGGAACGCCATGATGGAGATGGACCGCGGCCCGAGCGGGCAGGGCCTGCCGCGTCGGCTGGGGGCGATCAACCCCGAGTCGCTCCAGTCGGTGTGGGTGGACGCGGACGGCGACCCGCGGCGGTACGACTACGCCAACTGGTCGGGCATCATCGTGCAGCGGGACGTGGCGGACATCATCCATGTGCGCGACCTGGAGATGCCCCGCCCCTTCACGCCCGACGCCTTTGGCTTCCCCCGCGGGGCCACGGCGCTGGCGTCCATCGCGGCGGACAACGAAGCAACGAAGTACGTGCGCCAGGTGGTGACCAACGACGGCACCCCGACCTTCGCCGTGCTGCTGGCCGACGAGGCCACGCAGGATGACGCCACCGCCATGCAGCAGCGGTACAGTGCCCGGGTAGTGGACCGCGGAAAGCGGGGCACGCCTGCGTTCTTCGGGGCCGTGCGCGACATCAAGCCGTTGGGGTTCACGCTGTCCGACCTGGAGTTCCCCGACCTGCGCCGGGTGTCCCGCGAGGACATCTGCGCGGCCTTCGGGGTGGACCCGCGGATGATCGGGATAGCCAGCGCCACGTCCGACGCCGGGCTGTCGGGCGCGCAGTATGTCGAGGCGCGCGCGCGGCTGGTGCAGCACACCATCGAGCCGATGCTGGCCGCGATCGAGGACGAGCTGAACCACTGGCTGGCCCCCGAGTTCGGGGACGTGTGGATCACCTACGACCATGACCTGCTGCGCGAGCTGGTGGAGGACGACAGCGCGACCAGCACCCGCGTGCGGGCCGAGTTCCGCGACGGGCTGCGGACGTGGGAGGAGTCGCGCCGGGCGCTGCGGCTGTCCCCCATCCCCGAGCCCACGGACACGATTCTGGTCACCGCCGGGGCCACGCTGACCCCCGCCGCGGTGGCCGTGATCGACCCGCGGGCGGTCATGGAGCAAGCCCCCGCGCAGGACGGCCCGCCCCCGGCGTTGCAGGGCGAGACGGACGAGGAGGAGCTAGAGGACGAGGAGGACGAGGACGACGACGAGCTGGACGACGAGGAGGAGGACCGCGCCGACCCGGCGACGGACTTCCCCGCCAAGGGCGACAACAAGGCCGTCAGCCTGCGCAACAGCCAGTGGGGGCGCTTCCCCGTGGGCGAGGCCGAGACCCTGAAGCGCGAGTATCCCGAGATCTGGCGCAAGGGCGGCAATGTCCGCGGGAACCGGCAGTTCGCCATCTTGGCCCCGCTGGCCAAGCGTGGCGGCGCGCCCAGCAGCCCCGCCGAGGAGCGGGCCGTGCGACTGCGCGAGGCGTGGGCGGCGCGGCACCGAGCGAACAAGCGCATCGCGGGCGTGATCGCCCAGGTGAAATGGCTGGTCGTGGGCGACATCGGGCTGGATGGGATGCGGGCCGTCATCAACGAAGCCAAGGAGGCGCTGGGTGACCGTGCGGCGCAACGTGTTCCGGCAGGTCGTGCCCCCCTACCGGCGCGTGTCGCCGTGGCGGCGGTGGCAGCGGACGATGCGGCACCGGCTGCCGCTGGTGCGCCGGTACGGAATGCCAGCCCCCTGGTAGACGAGCAGGGGCGCCCGTGGTGGGTTCACCACCCCGAGGTGCTGCGCGCCCCGCTCTACCGCGAGGACGGCGAGCCCGACGAGGACCACATCCTGTACCGCTATTGGGTGCGGCAGATGGAGGAGATGGACCGGCAGGAGGCGCCCTTTTATACCACCGCCCGCGCCCGGTTCCGCGAGGACGCGGCGTCCGTGGCGCGGCTGTTTGACCGGGCGACCCGAGCGGACGACCCCGTGCTGGACGCCATCGAGCGGCAGATCCGGGAAAACTACGCCCGGGGCGGGGAATACTACGCCGCGTGGCGGGCCGCGTATCTGGAGCTGATCGAGCGCATGTACCTCTTCGGCGCGCAGGAGGTCATGGGCGCGGGCTATAGCTTCGGGCTCAAGCCGCCGAGTGTGTTGCAGGCCATCGGCAACCGGGCCGACCGGCTGGCCGAGCTGATCGGGGACACGACCGCCAAGCAGGTGACCGCGGCGATCCGGTCGGCAGAGCTGGCCGAGCTAAGCGTGGCCGAGACGGCGCGGCTGATTCAGGCCAGCGTCTACGGCGAGCAGATGACCGACGTGCGGGCCACGCGGATCGCCAAGACCGAGGTGGCGGGCGCGCAGTCGCAGGGCTCGTGGGACCAAGCCAAGGCCGAGGGCGACCTGTTCCGGGCCAAGCAATGGCTGGCGTTCGAGGACCGCAAGACCCGCCCGACGCACGCCGCCGCGGGCGCCCAGCCGCCCATCGGCATCGACGACCCGTTCGGCAACGGCCTGCTGTACCCGCTGGACCCACGCGGCCCCGCGGGCGAGGTCATCAACTGCCGCTGCACCCTAGTCTATTACACCGAGACCCCCGAGGAGGCGCAGGGCGTCCTATGACCATCGACACCGTGACGCTGTACCGCCGCGAGGTGGCGCTCGAAGCCCGCCAGGAAGGGCTGCCCGAAGGGATCGCGGGCCGCATCACCGGCGTGGCGCTGAGCTACGAGCAGGTGGACACCTACGGCACCGTGTTCGCTCGGGGCTGCGCCAAGCGCACCATTGACACCAAGGTCAAGGCGCGGCGCGTCCCCTTCCTCATGGACCACGAGCGCGAGGTGGACGCCCACGTCGGCGTGGTCGCCAGCCTGACCGACACGGGCGACGGGCTGGTCATGGTGGCCGACCTGTTCGACACCGAGGCGGGGCGCGCAGCGCGGGACTACGTGAAGGCCGTCATGGCCGCGGGCGCCGTCACCGGGCTGTCGATCGGGTTCGTTCCCAAGCGGACCGAGTTGGCCGTGGTGGACGGCAACACCGTCGAGCGGTTCCTCGAAATCGAGCTGCGCGAGGTCAGCCTGACCCCGATGCCCAGCGTCCCCGGCACCGACGTGCTGGGGGCACGCAGCGACAAGAGCCCCCCGGATGTTCCCGAGCAGCCCCGCGATTCCGTGCGCACGGACCGTGACCTGCTCATGATTGCCGCCCGCACGGCGCTCGACGCCCTGAGCGTCACCGACCGGCAGGCGGTGCTGGATGCCTACGCTTCCCCGTACCTGGACGATGTGGCCCCGGGCACGCGCACGGATTGCTGCGCCCCGCCCACGCCCACGCCAGCCCGCGAGGACGCCGCGGTCACGATGGCCGACCGGCTCGCTGCCGTGCGGCAGACCTATTCCGTATAGACCCGAGGAGACGATGCAGAACACGCTGGTGACCAAGAACCGCGCCGCGAACGAGCTGCGCGCCCAGGCGCAGAAGCTGCGCGCCGAGCTGATGGACCCCGCGCTCACGCTGAGTGCGGACGAGGTGAAGGCGCGCACGGACGGGATCGTGGCGCTGGAGATGCGGGCGCAGGCCGCGGCCGAGTTCACGCCCGACGCCGAGATCGACCGGCAGGGCGGGGCCGAGGGGCTGACCCGCGTGGACGTGGGCGGCGAGGCCGAGCGGACCGAGTTCCGCGGCATGAAGGACGCCATGGAGGACGTCAAGAAGGTGCTGGTGAACCACTTCCCGACGCTCGGCGCCTACCTGCGCGCCGCGGCCAAGGGGACCAAGAACGCCCGCGAGATCGAGGGGCTGCGCCGCGTGGCCGAGATGACCCGCACGATCACCGGATCGACGTCGGGCGGCGAGTACCTGCTGCCGCTGACGCAGGTGCCCGAGATCTTCTCGGTCAGCAACGCCCAGCCGGGCATCTTCCAGTACGCCCGCCGGTACAACGTCCCCGGTCGGTCGCTGCGCATCCCGTACCTGATCCAGGACGAGGGCACGACCACCCTGAACCGCCCGATGGCGGGTAAGATCGCCAACGTCACCATTGTGGGCGAGGGCGGCACCAAGCCGGAGCGCGACCCGGTGTTCGGCCAGCGGCTGCTGGAGATCTACAAGTACGCCGCCATCACCGAGTTCGGCGACGAAATCCTCGGTGACGACTTCACGGGCGAGCTGCCCAGCGAGGTCACCACGGCGGTCGGCGGGCAGATCATCAACAAGCTGAACGAAGACCTGACCATCGACGGCACGGGCTCGTCCCAGCCGCTCGGCGCGCTCAACAGCAACAACGGCTCGCTCATCTCGGTCAACCGCACCACGTCGAACCAGTTCGTCGCGGCGGACGCCTTCGCCATGTACGAGCGGCACACCATCGGCCCCAACTCGGCGTGGATGATCTCCCGCCGCGTGCTGGCGCAGCTCTTCGCGATGCAGACCACGAACAACACGATGGTCACCTGGATCGCGAACCTGCGGGACCGTCCCACCATGCTGCTCCTCGGGCTGCCGGTCATCGTCACCGACCTGCTCAACTCGCTCGGCACCAAGGGGGACGTGGCGCTGGTCAACGGCGACTTCTACGCCATGGGGCTGCGGCAGGCCCTGACGGTGGAGTCGTCCATCCACGTCAAGTTCGTGCAGGACATCACCACGTACCGGTTCCTGGCGCGCGGTGGCGGCATCCCGATCCCCACGTCCACCTACGCCTACAAGACGGTGGCGGGCGTGAAGGTCGATCCGCACAGCCCGTTCGTCGTGCTGGATGTCCCCGCCAGCTCGTAAGGCGGCAAGCAGGAAGGCCAAGGCCACCGGGGCGCTCCCCCCGGTGGCCGAGGCCGTAGTGCCCCCGACGCCCGCGCCCGCCGCGGCCAAGGTCATGGCGATCCAGCCCTGCATCATTGGTGGCGTGCGGCGTGCGGCGCGGGAGGTGTTCGAGGTGCCCGCCGACCGAGTGGGCGATCTGGTGCAGTGGGGGCTGGTGCTGTCGCACCCGATGGCGTGGGCCATGGGCGCCAGCCTTAAGGCCGCGTGGGATGAGGCGGCTACGCAGATGACGCCGGGGCTGGCCACGAACGCGCTGGTCGTGGACGAGGACGGGATAGCTCGGCTGTGGGGCGGGACGGGGCGGATCTTGTCGCCCCCGGAGGTGCCCGAGCACTACACCGCGGCGGACCCGACCCCGGACGCGCTGCGCGTGCTCCAGATCACCGAGTACGATCCGGGTAGCTCGGTCTACCGCTACCATTCCGCGGCCAACACGGCCCCGGGCGTGCTGTCGGCGCTCGTGCGCTACGACTACACCAACCCGCACTGCCACTGGCGGCAGTGGGACGGGGACGCCCACCGCGTGACGGTGGAAGTGCTGGCCGCGACGGCGGACGTGATTCACTGCCACATGGACTACCGCGGTCTGTTCCAAAAGCTGCGCGTTGCCCCGACCGAGCGGCAGCGGGTGGCGGTGACCTACCACGGGAGCCTGCCCCCGGGCGACCCGCGGGTGACGTACCGCGACCGGAACACGGACGAGAAGCTGGGCAGCGTGACGTTCGGGGCGCGGCCCTACCACCACCGGCACGGGGTGGAGCATTGGCTGCCGATCCCGATGCCGGTGAAGAATTACCAGGCGCTGCGGGCGAGCGTGACGCGCTACGCGCCGCCGTGGGATGGCGGGCGGCTGCGCGTGGCGCACAGCCCGACGCGGCGCGAGATCAAGGGGACGTCGGACTTTCTCGCCGTCATGGCCTATCTGAAGGACTACGGCCTGCCCGTGGAGCCGGTGCTGATCGAGGACATGAGCCACGGCGAGGCGCTGGCGCTCAAGGCGACCTGCCATGTGGTGTTCGATAGCTTCTGGCTCGGTATGCAGGGCTCGGGGCTGGAGGGCGCGGCGATGGGGCTGCCGGTCATCGCGGGCGACCATGGCGCGGTGGACGACCTGGCGAAGCTGGGCATCCCGTGCCCGTGGACGTTCGCGGATAGTCGCGAGGAGCTGCGCGAGGCGGTGCGGCGGCTGTGCGTTGACAGTGGCCACTACGCCGCCGAGGCGCGCCGCGTATACGATTACACCGTGGCCCACCACGACTACCCGGTCGTCGGGGCCAAGTACGCCACCATCCTGCGCGAGGCCGTCCGTGGCGCTGCCGACTAGCACCGA